CGCCGCTTGTTTCGAAGCGTTCCGCAAACCCGCGATAATCAATCCCGGTGTAAGATGCGGCATTAACTCGGCACCAAGGAATCACAAGGCTTGCTGTGAGCGAGGTGTCGAACAAGAGCCAAAGTGTCGCATCAAAGCTCACCGCATCTTCAACAAAACTCAGTTCGCCTGTCCCGCCGACGACGCCGACTTGCGTTGTGTGTGTTGCGTCAACTGCACCAAGATTTGTCAGCGTAATTCCATCAGCGATGCCGTCACCATTCAGATCGGACACTGCCGCAGATACGAGGCCGCCAACTGTAACATCGTCATTGATCGCGGTGGCAAGGCCTGCCAGAAATGCTGCGTTATCTGCGGGTAGCGCAACACTCGCGTCATAGTTGACTGCATTCCCGTTGACGGTCACGGTGTAGACACCTAGCAGCAGATCAAACGTGTCAACTGTAATCCTAGACGTGAACGCCGACGCATTTCGCCGCGGACTTAGCGCGCTGAGTGACACGATCGCGTTTTCAACGTTGACGCCGTTATCACCATTTGGAGGCGCGCCCGATGCGCTTTGCGCCGCATCCTGAACTTGAAACAGCGGACGCCTTCCCGGCGTACGTGTTGCGATCTCTTCAATGACTGTGAACCCTGTCGTCATGGCTACTCCAAAGGAAAGGCGAGTTGTCGATATGGCATAAACACGTCGTTCGTCGGGTCGGCTCGATACCACCTAAAAGCGCGCGGTTTTGGTCGGTTGTTCACGCGAAGGTTGAAGATGTTCCCCGAAATGACAACGTCCCCGTCTGAATACGCCGCGCGCGTCTCTTCACCGGCGCCGATCACGCCGTAAGAAACCGCCGAGTCACTTGGCGTTTTGCCGATTGAGATAAGCGATTGACCTGCGGTAAATCCGAATGCCCCAACAAAGTCCTTGTCAATGATGGCGCCCAAATACGTCGTTCCGACACCATATGCGGCCGAATCAATCAAGCCGTGCGTTGGATTAGACAGGCCACCTTCAACAATAGGATTCGCCGAATACAACTCGACATTTGAGGTTGTCACCATAACCAGACGATCGCCGTCAGTTGCCAAACCTCTAGGAATGCAATCGTCCGTCACGGATTCGCCCTCAGGGTTGCCGGTAACAGCGCTCAAGCTCGCGAGTCGAGACGAGCCGTCAAAGCCTCCGCCCATCGCGCCTTGCGTTCCGACATATACGCGAACGCCGTCAGATTCGATCGAGTTCGCATTCGCGAGAACTCTTGACCAGTTCGCCGCCGCGCCGGGGTCTTCAATGTCGAGCGCGATCACATTCGCGCCGCCAGACCTGCAAAAGAAAATCTGATCGTTTGAAATCGCAATGTCCGCCTCGTCGCCGGCGAGCGTTCCGGCATTGTATACGCCGCCAAGTTGAACGCCTGTCTCAGCATCAAACGAGGCGACATACATATCGGGCGAAGCTTCGAAGAGGACAACAACGCGCGAGCCGTTGCAGCGAACGCGCGTGACGTCTGTCACAGCTGGGGTCCCCGAAGGCGCGTAGTTTGGACCAACAAACGCCGGCGACTTATCCCAACGCGCAGCAACACCGGAAACGCCGTCTGTCGCGAGATAGATGAACTGTCCGTCACCGTCAATCGAGCGAATGCCCGTCAAGACAACTGCGGAGGCGCCAAGTTCCGCAAATGGAACAAACGCGCCGACATCGGGAACGATTGTTCCAATATCGCCCGCCTCTCCTGCGGAAATGAATTGATCGACTCCGGTGTATTTAGCCGCGACGCCTGAAAAGTTGGAGATCCAAGCCCCAGCCGAATTCAAAAGCCAATTGAAAAACTGATGCGCTGGCTTCTCAGTCGCCACCCAACCAAGGTCCTTTTTACCCTCGCTAGGTTCAACGATTTCGCCGCTCGATGCCCATCTCGGCTTATCGAAAAGTGTGCTCATATCACGCTCGCAAATTCACCCACGCCAAAGCCTAGCGCGGTTGGGTCTTCGGCGAAGCCAAACGCATCTGTCTTCGCTTCTACAATCTGAATGCCCACACCCGAGGGCGTAATGGATTCGATCTGATTTTTTACACGATTATTGAAACCGGGGTCACCATAGCTAGTGACCTCGAATTGCACAACAAACGAAGCGGGAAAGGCTGGAATGAATCGCACCGTGTCAGCCATCGTGATCGTTTTGAGCACATCAATAATCCGCTCGATCTCGCCCTCGGCCAAGTTGGTACGGATGCGCGCCCGGATGAACTCGCGATACTGCGTATCATTCAAGCCATCACGCGGCTCACCAACAATCTTTCCCCACGCATCAAGCTGCGCACCCGTCGCACCATCAAGCAAGCGCTCAGTGATGAGGCTGTAAAACAACACCTCAAGCTCTTGCACCTCGGGCATAATGACCTCGGTCAATAGCGCCTGAAGATCTGACGCATTGTCGAACTCGCTTGTCAGATTCGCGACCGCCCGCGCCGCATGATCAGAAATCAAAAACGGCTCGGTCACGGGTTCACCTCAATCCGGGACGAATCAAACACCGCGATCTCTCGAAATGCGATGGGGATGTTCGCCGTGTTGGTGGGTGGATTCACTTCCTCGATGCGGATTTCTACCGTCACGATTCCGGGAATCGCGCTAAACCCAAGCGCACGAAGTTCTTCGTTGCCATCAAGCGCGCCTGTGAACTTCCAGATCAAAACGTCATCACCAACGCTCAACAGATTCCCTTGCGCGAGCAAGACTGCGGCGACTTGCTCATCACCGTTTGCGGGATAATCCTGATTGGTGGTCAAGATCGCGCGCACAAACATCTCGCGCTCTGTCGCATAGCTAAAGCCAACCGGCTGCGCAAAGCCTTGCGAATCCGTCACGTTAAAGTTAAGCGAGCCGAAGGCCTGAATGCCTGCGGGCTGCAGGTTAAAAATCGTGGTGACGATCTGCTCGTCAAAGCTTGGATCATTAGGGTTCGGATAAATGATCGACTCGAACGAGTGTGGAGGGCGTCCGTCGGAATCGGTGACATCGGATCGATTTGAGATCACAAGCGCCTGCTCCACACCTTGAATCTGGCGAAGCTGTGCGCGGATCGCGTTGTCAACGGCTGCGCCTGTGATCTGCAAACTCTCCTCGCGACGCACGCGAAGGTCGAGATCATTCTCGACGGTTTGTCCGGTGTCGATATCGGCTGGGTTGATCACCGTATCCCAGCCATTGACCGGCGTCACAATTTCGTTGATCTCTTGGGCAAACGCTTGAAGCGGTCCCGCTTCAATTCCGCGCACCGATGCAACCGCCCCCCGAAGCGACGCAGAAGCCGCCAAAGGACCTTCGTTTGAAACTGTGAACCCTGCGGCAAGAATGATCTTCGATGCGTCTACGATCGATTCCACGACGCCTGCGCCGTTGTTCAAAAGTGTGCCCGCGAAATCAACATCAACACCTTCAACCACGCCATCGGTAATCCACGATCCGATCGTACGCGTCACGCTGTTGTCGACGTCCGAAAACGTTAGACTTCCCGTGTTCAGCAAAAGCGCCGCAAATGTGACATCTGCCACCGTTTCAAAACGCACTTCGGTTGCGGTCTGAACCTGTGAACCCGTGGGAATGAGCGTTCCGAGATCGCCCGTCAAGACAACATCGCCCGTCGAGAATGACGCAGGCAAGCGATTGACGCCCACGATCGCAGACAGGTTATCAAGCTGCGCGCCCTCGGCTTGGTCAGGATCAAACGAGTCGTAATCTTGCTGCGCAAGCTCCCACACCAAGCTAAGTTCTTGCGCAAACACATCGATCAGTTGACCGAGTGCGCTATCGGGATCTGTGTTTGTCGTGGGACCAAAGGTTGCAATCGCGCGCGCTGACATGTCGTTTCGAATGTCTTCGAGCCGCTTAATCTCTAGCCCTTCTGCGGTTAATCCAGCCATTAAGCAATACCTGCGCTTGGGGTCAAAATGATAGCCGTAATCAATGCGGCCAAGTTGTCAGCTTGCGCTGTTGCCGTCACACCGCCAAAGGGGGTCAACGCGTAAAAGTCTAGCTCAAGCAATCCGGTTGTGTTGTCGAATGTGAGCGAGAACTCAACAAGTCGCGTGATCTCTGGCGTCGATGTGATTTGCTCGCGGAACAATGCGCTGATCTCCACAAGATTTGGCCCACGCACAAGGACTGTCGATCGCCACGGGATGCCGAAAAGCAGATCGAGAAACCAGTCGCCGCGCTGAATGGAAAGCCGAAGCCTTAGCCGCTGCGCTACATATTCCAACTCATTCACAAGCAGAAGCTGACCGCCTGAGAATTGGATGTCGTTTGCTGCATCAAGTGCCAGATCTGTCATGATGGATCCTTGATCAATGCAAGCTTCGCGCGAATCTGTGCAAGGCTAGCAAGCGACGTTACAATCTGTGCAGTCATCGGCGCATAAGCGCCCGCCCACGATGCACCCGTAAGGGGTGCCGCTCCGAGCGCACCAACTGCCGTGATACTTTGTTGCTCCGCGGTGATGATATCGATGAGTTCTGAGGCGATCGCATCAACTTCGTTTAGAAGCTCGGCCGCAGGTGTACCAATCGAGATCTTGCCGCCGTTGATTCGTATCTTTAGACCCGAGGGCGAGTCTTCGCCAAGTACCATCGCGCTTGCATCTGCGGATTGTAGCGCGTTCGATGGGGATCGAATCGGGTATGCGGTGGCGTCGGCCAGATCAAAACGTCGCTTTGATTGGGGGTCAATGTCTGGATTGCCTTGCGCTTTCCACTCATCGATGGAGCGCTCGGCGAAACTCAAAAACACGTCATCGCCCTTGATGAGTGGGAACGTGATCGCGTAGCCGCCCCCGCTTGGAAACTTGACCGGAATATTGGAGATCACTGGGATCCGCTCACTGTCGCCATTGAGATAGCGCTGGCGAACAATCGGCGCCGCTTCGCAGGTCTGACGCGTTGCGTCATAGCTTCGCACACGTGCCACAAACCCGGTGTGAATACGTCCACAAATCACGCGCGCATGCGTATCGAGCAATTCGCTTAGGTTGACCTTTCCCCGCGGGTCTTGTTCGATGAATGGTTCTGCGCTCATCCTTGACCACCAATCTGCACCGCTTCGAATTCAGTATAGTACTGATTCGAATACCCGCTGTCACCCTTATGCCCAACCTTTTGAACGCGATAGAAGCCGCCCTCCACTTCGTCAGGCGTTTCAATCTTCACAATGCGACGCGGACGAATCCGAGGATTTAAAAGGCTTATTGCATTGACGCCCTTGTTGGTTTTCTCCGGACTGTCCACAAGACCCGTGGTCGGCGTCAATAACACCGCTTGCTCGCCTGTGTCGTTGTTCTTGCTCACAAACTTGAGCGCACCATCCTCAAAGTAGGCATCAAAGCCCAGTGTATCGCCGAGCACTTGCAACACATCCGCTGTACGCCCGTTCGCCACATAGCCTTGCGTGAAGCGAAGGCGCCCCGCAGCATCCACCACATCGGACGGAAGCGACACACGCACGCCAAACGATCGGCCAATTTCATCGATAATCTGTGCTGCGGTGACCTCGCGTCCAAACGACTTATTGAGCCGCGCGCTTCGGTACAGATCCCCACCATCAGAAGCTTCGATGCGTGTAATGCGGTCTGGTCCATTCATGATGGTTTTCGCGCGCCCTTTCCGTATTTCGCCCTGAAATATTAATGCAGTATCATCAGCGTAACCTGCAAAAAGTTGAATGGTGTTTCGCCGCTCACTTGATTCAAAAATCGCGGCGACATCGGGATCTAGATTGTAGATCTCCACCTTCGCCTTATTCGGATGTCTCGCCGATGTCTTCTCAATCGCAAACGTCACTCGCAAATCTTCGATCGAAACCCCAAGCGTGGATCCATCGGCTGACTTTGGACCCACCACCACGCGGACCTTTCGATCGAAAAACGCGGTCATGGCACAGCCTCGATCAAAAGGCTTTCTTCGGCGCTTTCAATGCCGAGGTCGAGATCCGCACCGGTGATCAAAAGCACGGTGACCGCCCCTTGTTGAAAGTCTTCAAGCGAAGGATCAATGCCCGTCTTTCCATCGGTTCGAATAACCTGAATCACGCCATCAAAAAGCCGAGGGTCTAAATCACGACCATTGAGCGGCCAGAAATCCACCACGCGGATCCCCGTGCGAAGCGGCGTGCGGTCTGGCTGAAAGATCGAAAGATACCACGCCTCTTGCCTCGCCATGTAGATGAACTCCAACAGATAGTTGATGCCATCGATCGCAATCGTATAGTTAAACGCGGTCGCATCCCCAAAGATTGGAATCCGCTGAATCGCCATCTACAGCCCCTCGCCAAATGCACTCAGGCCTTGAGTCTGGAATCTAGCAAGCGCATCTAGGCCATTGGCCGCGGCCGTTTTGTTGTCATTGTAGATAAACGCCTCTTGGTCGCTCGCATCCGATAGCGCTTGCTGGTCTTTACCCTTCTTTGATTGTCCGCTTGCGCTTGCACTTGGTGCGAGAATTTCCGCAGGAATCGGCACGAGCTCCAGATTTGCAAATTGAACCTGTTGAAACTCGATGGTTGGTGTAATCGAGTTCAATGCGTTCTGAGA